CAAAAACATTTGATCTAGAAGATGGTATACCTATGCAAAAAGATGATACTGCTGTAGTGCTTAGACCTAATTTTAATAAAGATGGTACATGGGATACTACTGTTCATGTCAATGCAGTTATGATGCCTACTGAAAAACTTGAAAAAGAAGATGCTGATTATCTTTCAGAGGTAACGTATGCACTAGTTGCTTGTTTTAATCTTATGAATACTGACCCTGAGTTTGCTTTCAAGGTAGGTGAAGAATTATCTAAGATGAATATAGATGAAGGCTTTAGTAAAGATCCAACAAAGAGTAATGTTATACAGCTTAGTCAATGGACTAAAACTGAAGGTAATGCATAGTATGGATAGGTCAAAAAATAAAAACTATTTATACACAGAAAATAGTGATGCTGATCAAAAAACTTTAAGTGATTTTTATCATAAAGTTTGTGATGACTGTGGAGAAGTGCATGGTGAAGAAGCACCTCCTTTTAAAGAAACACCTTCTTTGGATATGGTTAATCACCCAGAACATTATAATAAAGGTAAGTATGAAACTTACGATGTAATTGTAGATACATTGGGTAAACATGAGGCTATATCTTATTGTCAAGGTAATATACTTAAATACATTATGAGAATGTGGAATAAAGATAAGCCTTTGCAAGATGCAGAAAAAGCTGAATGGTATTTAAAAGCTATGATTAAATTGTTAAAAGAAACTAAGGGAGTCAACTGGTAATGAAGTATGACAAAATAGAAATTGATGTAACTAGAGATACATTATTAAGTGAACAGGCAACACAACTCCTAAAAGATTACTATATGCTGAAGTCTGAGGTATCTCCACAAGAGTCTTTTGCTAGAGCATCATTAGCATACTGTGATGGGGACTATGATTTTGCTCAGAGAATATATGAATATGCTAGTAAGCAATGGTTCATGTTTTCTAGTCCTGTCCTTAGTAATGCACCAAAACCAAATGAACTTTTTAAAGCACTACCTATTAGTTGCTTTTTAAGTTATGTAGGAGATACATTAGAAGATTTAATCTCACACAATACAGAAGTTTCTTGGTTGTCTGTTAAGGGTGGTGGGGTTGGTGGTCACTGGTCTGATGTAAGGGCAGTCAGTGATAAAGCTCCAGGGCCAATCCCATTCCTCAAAGTTGTAGACAGCCAGATGACTGCATATAAACAAGGTACAACTAGAAAGGGAAGCTATGCTGCGTACTTGGACATTGATCATCCTGACATTATTGAGTTTATTAATTTTAAGTTGCCTACTGGCGGTGATGCTAATCGTAAGTGTTTCAACTTATTCAATGCTGTTAATGTAACTGACAAGTTTATGAAACGATTGGAAGCTGATGAGATGATCGAACTAACAGATCCTCATACAGGTCTATATCGAGACAGGATTTCAGCTAGAAAGTTATGGGAAAGAATTTTAGAAGTTAGATTCAGAACTGGTTCTCCCTACATAAACTTTATTGATACAGCTAATAGAGATTTACCAGAACCTCTCAAAGCATTAGGTTTAAAGATACACGGCAGTAATTTGTGTAATGAGATTCATTTACCTACAAATAAAGATAGAACTGCTGTATGTTGTTTATCCTCAGTCAACTTAGAAAAGTATGATGAGTGGAGATCCACTCCAATGGTAAGAGACTTAATTCGTTTTCTGGATAATGTACTACAAGCATTTATTGATAATGCTCCAAAAGAAATAAAGAAAGCTAAAATAAGTGCATTAAGAGAAAGGTCTTTAGGTTTAGGTGCTATGGGTTTTCATGGGTACTTACAGAAATACAACACACCTTTTGAAAGTCCTATAGCTAAGTCATTAAACAATAGAATATTTAAACATATAAAAGATGAAGCCTTATTGGAAACAAAGTTACTTGCAAAAGAACGTGGTTCACCAGGTGATCTTTTTGGCACTGGTCTTCGTAATGCACATCTTCTTGCTATTGCTCCTAATGCCAATAGCAGTATTATTTGTGGTTGCACTGCTAGTATCGAACCTATTAAATCGAATGCTTACGTTCATAGGACGAGGGCAGGGTCACACTTAATTAAAAATAAATACTTATCTACTGTATTAGATAAATACAATATGAACGATGATGCTACATGGAAAAGCATTATTAACCATGAGGGTTCGGTTCAGCATCTTGAAAATCTTACAGATTTTGAAAAAGATATTTACAAGACTGCATTTGAACTTAATCAGGAGTGGGTTATCGAACACGCATCAGATAGACAAAAGTATATATGTCAAGGACAATCTGTTAATTTATTTTTTCCTGCAGGTAGTGATAAGAGTTACGTCAACTCTGTCCATATTAGAGCATGGAAGAGTGGCTTAAAGGGACTGTATTATCTTCGTACCTCATCTGGTAATCAAGCTGAGAAAGTAGGTACACAAGTTCAACGTCATGCATTGAAAGATGCAGAGGAGTGTATAAGCTGTCATGGATAAAAGAAAAAAGTTTGACTACACATTGTTCAAACAGAACGATAAACTTGCTAGAGAAGTAGGTAAGGCTTACTGGAAATCATTAGATAGAACTGCTATAGATAATCCAGATAGGTACGGGCCTGATTTAGTTGTCGATGGAGAATACTACTGTGAAATGGAAATCAAACGTGCATGGAAAGGTAAAGAATTTAAATATAAAACTTGCCAGATACCACACAGAAAAGCTAAGTATCTGGACAAAGATAAGTACGATAAGCCGACACATTTTCTCATCCTTAATAATGAACAGGAGTATGCCTTTTATATCAAAGGTGAAGATGTGGCTGCATCGCCCGTAGAGGAAGTACCAAACAAGTATGTACCATCGGGTGAGATGTTCTTTCAAGTACCGTTGAATAAATTAAAACTAGTGGAGTTGCCAAAGAATGTTCACCAAGACAACAACAAACAAGACAGTTAAAACTAAAAAACCAATAGACTCTACAAAGGTAGAGATAATAGAGTGGGAAGATGCCCAAGCAGAGGCAGGGTGGTATGGAGATGATTTACAACCAGAACTTGCAAAGGTTACTACCGTAGGATTTTTGATAGCAGAGAATAAAAAGGCAGTGTGTATTGCATCTACAATATCATTGCCTGACAGTAATGCACATTTGCATATTCCTAAAGCATGGATTAAGAAGAGAAGAAAGATGAGTATTGCAGATCCTAAGAAGACATCTCCGACTACTGGAATTTACAACACAGGAGATGGAGTACTGTAAAATGCTGATTGAGATAGATGAAGTTCTATCGACTAAAATCACAAAGCAATCTTTAAAACAAACATATGAGGATATAGAAAAAGAGATACAAGAATATAAGGTAGGTTCGAGAATCCCTCTTACAGAGATACAGCAAGAAGACCTTGCACAACTTTTGAAGATGCAAAAAGCCCTACGACCTGTACTAGATTGGTACACAGTTGGGGGTAACTTTTTAGTCGAATACGAGGAAGATAAACGATCTAAAAATAACCGTAAAAAAAAGTCTTGAATTAGTATAATTTCTGTGTAAAACAGAGTATACTTTAAATGACATGTTTTTCATGTTTTTTCCTAAGTTCTTGGGGTACGTCCAGTACCCCTTTTTTTTCCCTTACAATGAGAGGAGTATACATGAGTCTTACGTCACATTCCCTAGTCTATAAGCCATTCAAATATCCTTGGGCAGTTGAGTATGCTGTACAGTCTGAGAAAGCCCACTGGGGTGAATGGGAAGCTAAACTACAAGATGATGTAGCCCAATGGCAGTCTGGTAAATTAACTGACAAAGAAAAAAATCATATTACTCAGATACTTAGATTGTTTACACAAAGTGATGTGGCTGTAGGTACAAATTATCTGGAGCATTACATACAGAAATTTAAGAACAATGAGATCAGAGCTATGCTAACTAGCTTTGCAAACAGGGAGTTTGTGCATCAACGTAGCTATGCACTACTCAATGATACTTTAGGATTACCTGAAGAAGAATACTCTGCTTTCCTAGACTACAAGCAGATGAAAGAAAAGATAGATTTTATGACAGATATAGATACCCATTCTGTCACTGGATTAGGTAAGGCTATTGCTCGATCTGTAATGAATGAGGGTAT